TAATGATCCAGGATAACGAGCGACATACTTGAAAGTTGTGTTAGCAGCAAAGTTACCATTAGCTGAAGAATTGTTATAATCATCTTCGTTGCTGATAAAGAATCCGTTCTGGACGTTAGCGCCAGAATAAGTGCCAGCTGCAACAGATGCAGCTACTGCGCCAGTACTATCGGCGACAGCGGAGAAAGAATCATTGGCTGTAGTGCCAGTGCCAGCAGCGCGACTTACTAATAGTGAATTACCATAAGCTAGGAAGTTAGCAGCTGTGAAGAAGGTTTCGAAGTTGCTGCTGTTTGGTTCGCCAAAACGACGAACTAGTGATGCTTCTGAATCAACTAGAACTAGCTGACCGATTGGACCCCAGCGAAAGATACCTGCGATACCACCAGTAGTTGTTGAAACTGCTGGAATAACCGTTGTGAGATCGATCTCGCTGACGTTAATTCCTGGGCTTACTTGAAATGCCATTGTTAATTCTCCCTTATCCCAAAATAGATGCTTATAGAGCGCCTTACTGTATTATTTATAAAAACAGGATACTAAGCTTAATTGTTGAACCATTTATTAAATTCTTGATCTGTATCATCTATTCCATCTGGATCAACCCAAACATCATCGATAAACCCGAAGGGTATTAGGTTTTCTTCGACTAATTTTTGGTTGCTGGACAATACCTCTAATCTTGCATCGTTATCACAAAGCTCTTTGAAGTATTCTTGATGCACGAGCCAAGAGAATAATACACAACACATTACTAGATCGTCATGTTCTCCTTCTTCGGCTTCGTATTTATTATTATGCTCAATGAATCTGAACATCTCATACAATAGGTCATAATCATTAATTATTATTTTATCGTTTTCAACAAGGCTCTTAAAGTTCGCGCAGCCGATACGCTTTACCTGAGTGGTGGTTCTAACTCCTAGACCGTATTTGACCCCAGAACCTCCACTGATATTCTGGCCAGCTCTACCCTTAGACCTTGTGGAAAGGACATTTTCATACTCAAGGTCATGGAGTAGAATATCGGCTACCTGCTGACCGATGTCATTCACCTCCACTAGAACATATGCATAATTGTAATGTCTGCCTACATTGTATATGATGGTAGGATAAACCAGAGACTCGATTTCATTGTCTCGATATTTGGCAACCACCCTATAAGGGACCGAAGTAATATCAAACACTATGAAGGCTGAGTAATCGATCCCAGAGCCTCTAGAGGTATCAACAGATATAAGGTAAGTGTGACCTGGGATTACTTCTTCAAACTTGTCAACACTGCCTTTTTTAGATATCGGGTCAGCGTAAGGTATGGTTCCTAGTTTAGAGGCATCAATAAGAGTATTAGATGAACCTAGAAACTCACAATTATATTCTTGATTGAACTGGCGCTGCGATGTATTCTCGATAGTCTGTTTCTGCCACTTCTCATCACGACCCGGAATCATAGACCAGTGGACAGACACTCTAGAATAAGTGTTCTTGTTATTCACGCTGTCAGTCCAGATCTTATAGAACATGTTCATGCCATTAGGCGTGGAGGTAATAATGACCTTGGTGTTTTGACCTGAAGTAATAGTAGGATAAACTGATGCGAAGAACTCATCCTGAATGTTATTAGGCACGAAGGCGAATTCATCTAGGTATAGTAGGTTGAATGAACCACCGCGAGTGGCTGAGGATGAGGTAGCCGATGATAGAATCTTAGAACCATTCTCTAGTTCGATGTTACCCTTGTTCCATTCTAACACACCCTGCTGTAGCCACTTGGGTAGATGCTCAAACATTAGCTGAATGCGAGATAGAATTTCTCTAGCACCACGATCCTTGTTAGCAAGAATAGCAATTCTATAGTTTTCATTGAACAGAATCTTGTGAAGCAAATAGGCAGCTACGGTGGTAGTCTTACCAACCTGACGAGGCATCTTTGCAATAGAGAATCTATTACCCTCAAAGGTGTGGATCATTTCTTCTTGAAATTTCCACAACTCAAAGTTGACAAGACCCTTATCAACATTTACAATTTTACAATATTTTTTAATGAAATAAATCTGATCATCAGAACACTTTTGGTATTCTAGAATCAGTTCCTTAGTCCACTCAATATTAACTGAGGATCTCTTGAGATTTTTGTTTCCTAAATAATTATCGTTAGCCATTATCACCCTTTAGAAGCTTATGAAGCTCCGCAGTGCTACCTACAAACAGATTATTGTTGATAGTGTCACCACCTTCTTTTTGCTGTGCATTGTCGGTAATCTCTTTGACTTGTTTAGATAGATTGAGTAGTTTCTGGTTAGCATCAACAAGATTATTAATTAATCCACCAACGACCTCGTATGCGCGAGGATGCTGGGCTTGTTTGGCAAATTCTATCATATCATCAAGAGCACGCTGGCCATTCTCAATGATTGAATAAAGATTCCCACGAGCAAACTCATAATCGTTTTCTGCTTTAGATGCTTTTTTATCTTGAACAAAAATGGTATTTGGATCTGTAGAATCCGTATTTGCGCTGAAGTTTATGCCAAGGGCATTTGATATTGATTGCGTATTAGCCATAATGTATTATCCAATGTTTGTAAAGAAGTCTTTAATATATCCATAGTCGCTGTTAGCGGAGATTTGAGATACGGGAATAGAGATAGAAGAATTACTAGTTGGTGCACCATTACCATCAAGTCCAGGTGTTATAGTTACATATTCAGCAATAGATGTTACGCTGATGCCCTCAGCTGCAGTATTGGTTGTTGGTACATAAAAATTAACATCAACCTCTTTAATAATACCAGCAGAAGAAACAGGTCCATACAAATAACCCTTAAGCACAAAGTTTAGATCCCATATGATAGCCTGTCTATCATTGAAATTTCCCACAAAGGTATCTGCATACTGTACACTTTTTAATACAATAGGAATATCCATATGAATATTCATTTCAGGAATTAAGTTAATCTGAGTTGTCCACTCTGGTTTAAAGAAGGGAAGAATCTGTTCAAGAATTCTTAACCCATCATCAGGATTTCTAGCAAGAATAGCAAGATCTATATTAAAGTTATAAGGTACAGGATTGAACTGATAAGAAACAGGACTTGCTGTATCAGCAGCTGACTTTCTATTCTTACCAACGCTATTCAACTTCCTAGTAGGATCATATTCAATGCTCTTAATTTCAAAAGACATACGAGGTAGAATCTGATTAATCTGACGTTGTAAGTCAGGATTCTCTTTTATCCTTGAGAGGTATCTGTCTTTAGGACCATATGATAGTGGAACCTTTAAAGTTTGTAGTGTGTTGTCTGAGTTATCTACTCGATCAATAATGATGTCATTGAACAACGAGCCAAATAGCGCGATGTATTTTCTTGACGAACCGAAATAATATTTTTTACCAAACATTATTAGAAGCTTTCACTAAAAGGATTAGTTGCACTAAAATCAATAAAGTCAAGTGTCTCAGTATCAAAGACCTTATTTTGAGAAACAGGATCTGATAGTTCCATTGCATAATATTCTGTAACTATATCATAGCCAGATTCAGTAATTAATTCGAATTCATTTTCTGTTAGATAAGCGAAGTTGTCATCAGCAACAGAGTATGAAGTCTGAGTAGAATCAATCTCAGGAATTCCAGTATTAAATCTTTCACTATTGTAATTGAACTTCTCAAGCTGTAATTCAAAATACTGTAGATTGCCTACAGGATAGAAGGCATCTTCCTGTTCAACGAACTTGATTTCAAAAATACCCTTAGTGAATGGGAAGAATACTAAGTCCCCTTCACGTGGTCTAATAAGATCATACATAGAACCAATGTCTTCACCGAATCTAGAACGTGATACAGAAAGCACTAGCTTATCAGCAATACTTAACCCGAACTTGGTAAGTAAGTCACCCTCACCCTGGAACCCAGAGTAAGAGTTGATATACATTTCTATAGGCACAGCAATATTGAAAAGAGAATTAGGTGCTGACTCAAGTAGAGGGTCAATGCCATTAGTATCTCTTAGAATATAATAAACATCTGTGCCATTAATCTTGATCATCTCTTGGACCAAGCTGTCCACTAGATTTTGTTCAGGAGAGTAGTCTGAGTTTCTGAAGAAAAAATTAGTTGCCATTATTTCACCCGATCATGTCGGCAACGGGAAGACTCCAAGTCGTATACATTTCCTGTTCTAATGCTTCTACTTCTTTCTGAGCATCATCACGAATTTTCTGGCCATTAAACTTAAGACCACCAGGAAGTGGAACACCATCATACTTGGTGATGTTATCGCCCCACTGACGCTTGATTAAAGCAGAGGTGTAACGAATCAACCAACGGTCACCGAATACTGCACCATAAGTTGTGGGATTTACAATCTGATAAGCTTCTACAACAATGTAATCACCAACATTAATGTTATCCCAAGCGGTATCAATATGAAGCTTATTATCATAACGATTAAACCGAATAGGCTGGAGACCAACTAGTAGCTGCTCTAGGAACTGAATATGCTGCATAGCTTGATAGTAAGGGACCATCGTTGTTGATGTAAGATCATAAAGATCATTCAAGCTAATCTGATAACGAATATTAAAAATGCTATTAGTAGAGAGAGACTGACCGATTGGAAAAATGTTTACTGCACCAATGATGTTTGATGGTAAAGTAATATATCTGTCAGTGATATTTGTAGAAGTTACCTGATGCTTATAATACTGTTTCTCCGCACCCTCGAAGTGGTAATCCCAGAAGAATCTTAGAGCTTCGTCAATACGATCTTCGACCTGATCATCATCCACGTTGATGTCAATGACAGGAGCACCTAGCCTTCTTAGGCAATACTTCTTAAAATCTGCTCTTGATGATGGTACTGCCATTGAAGTGCCCTATTTTTTTATATTTATATTATGTCCAAGCAAAGATAATAATGCCGCCGCCAGCTGTGGTGCCAACGCTGGGAGCGGAATCACCATCACCGCCATAACCATAAGCGCTATAACCATAAGCCGCGCCGCCAGAGGCACCACCCGCACCGCCCGGATTGCCACTACTGCCGCTGGCCATACCGTTTCCGCCAGCAGAACCGCTGGTGTTGGTAGAGCCGCCAGAAGCCGTACCTCCGTTACCGCCAGCACCGCCATTATTAGCGTCGGCACCGGTGCCATTGTCGCCGCCGCCACCCGTCAGAGACACAGCCCCGGCAGCAAGAGAACCCGTGGTAGTCGAAGAATAACTACTGCCAGCAGCAACGGAATACGCTATTGTCGTATTCCAGTCTCCAGACGCAACCGCCCTGGTTATGGTCGAATAGCCCGCACCACCACCGCCGCCAGCGCTATTGTATACGTCAGAGCCCAAATCAGTGTACGAACTGCCGCCGCCGCCACCAGCACCAACAACAGTAATAGTTACACTTTGAGCGCCAGCAGGCACAGTCTCGTTAGCAGACCCACTAGTATAAGTGTGCGTTACTGCAGTAAATTTAGTTGAACCATAAAATTTTGATACAGATATTGCGCCACTTGACGGAATGGCTCCATTTATTCCACTAGTGCCTGCTGGCACATAAGCGCCATTAGCATAATACTCCGAAAGAGAAATTGGATTTGATCCGCCAAATTCCGCCTGTATTTCGCTAAAGGCAAGAGAGCCACTACTTTTAACAGTCATTTCTAGTTACCCTTTAACGCATCAACTTCGAATTTTAATTCTTTGATAGCTTCAACTAATAATGGAACAACTTTCTCGTATTGAATTGTTTTATAATTTTCACCAGATTTACTATTTCCATTTTCGTCTCTATCAAAGGGAGCAAGTTTAACAGCTTCAGGTAATACAGCTTCTAGTTCTTGAGCAATCAAACCAACAATTCTAGTTGTTTGGTCGTATCCTACTAATTGATTAGCAAGAGCATTCCAGTTATATGTAACACCGTTTAAGCTCATTACTTTATTAACAGCATCAGTAATTTGATTATAATTTTCCTTTAAGCGTTTATCTGAACTGAATGCTGTAATATCACCAGTAGCAGTTATGCTGCCCGTAACAGCAACGTTACCCGTAACAGCTACGTTAGCAGTAAAGGTGCCGCCACCAAAAGGATTGCCCGTGGGACCAGTTGGACCTGTGGGACCAGCAACTGTACTAGCTGAACCTGTGTATCCTGTTGGACCAGTTGGACCTGTGGGACCAGTTGGACCAGTGCCACCTGAAGAACCAGTTGGACCTGTTGCGCCAACGGAACCTGTGTATCCAGTTGGACCAGTTGGCCCAGGTCCACCATTAGTGCCGTTAGAACCACTTGGCCCAGTTGGACCTGTGGGACCAGCAACTGTACTAGCTGAACCTGTGTATCCTGTTGGACCAGTTGGACCTGTAGGACCAGTACCGCCTGTTGCGCCAACGGAACCTGTATATCCAGTTGGACCTACAGCAGACGACCAATAAACGCCAGTACCATTACTGGATAAAACTTGGCCAGTTGTACCAAAGGCAGAGTTGGCAATAATTTTTGTTGTGCTACTAAGAGTTACGTTAGCACCGGTAAACGAAGTAACTGCACCGGAGAAGGTTAAATTGCCTGATAGAGTTCTTGATTCTGTATTCTGAACATAACCAGCAGCTATTACTCCACCAAGATAGGTAGCATTATTAGCTGTAACTGTAGGAATTGTACTGGCCACATAAGACTCAGTAGCTACAGCAGAACCTGCAATAGTTAATGTGGAGAAGTTACCTGTATTTGCTGTACCAGAACCGATTGGAGAAGGTGTAGCAAAAGTATATCCGTTAAGAGCAGAAGCATTAGCAGAAATTCCGCTGAATGCTGTTGAGTTGATTGTGGTCTTTACCGAACTATTGCCAACAGTAATTACGCTAGTATTAACCGCAACACCACTGACTGAACCAACATAACCTACAGCAACGTTAGCTGACGCATTAACAACAGAAGCAGAAACGTTACCTGTTAGAATACCAGTGACATTTGCTGTAACTAACGTTGCAATAACGTTATTTGAATACACATTTTGGAACCAAAATGTTGAGTTACCAATGTTGTAATAGGTATTTTGAACTGGGATAAGATTACCGTTAGCTAATGTTGTTCCTGAAACAACGAAAGTTCCGCTAACATAAACATTTCCACCTACGGAAGTGTTTCCTGTAACAAACAAATTTCCAGCAATATTAGCGCCACCGCCGACATTTGCATTACCGGCAATGTTAGCATAACCAGTAGCTATAATGTTCGTAGCGTTTAGTGTGGTAGCGTTTAGTGTGACTGTGTTTAAAGTGCCGACATTAGCTAGACCAGTTACTGTTATAGACCCTGGAGAAGCATTGACATAAACAGTGGTATTGCCTAAAACTACTGAAGTTGTGTTAGCTATAAACCCATTAGAGCTTTCTGAGATAGTTCCTACTGTAACGTTTGATGTGGCATTAACAGTTCCTGCGACAACGTTACCGTACATCGTTGTGGTTATGACATTAGACGAGGCATTAATCGTCGCGGCATATACGTTTGTGGTAATGACATTAGACGAGGCATTAATCGTTGTGGCATATACATTTGTGGTAATGACATTGGATGAAGCGTTTACAGTTGTAGCATATACGTTTGTGGTAATGACATTAGACGAGGCATTAATCGTTGTGGCATATACATTTATAGTATTAACATTGGTCGTAGAAGTTAAAAACCCAGTAACATAAGCGTTTCCGGTATTAGCTGTACCAGTTATTACTACATTACCCTGTACATTAGCTGTTCCGACTACAGTTAAAGCAGCGTCTGGAGAGGCTGTATTAATACCTACTTGACCACTATTAGCAAATAGAAGGCTAGTGTTTACTGTAAGACCATTTTTGACATTAAAAGAATTATTACTGACAGCCATCTCGGTTCCCTTTCCCCAGAGCACATTGTCTATTATTTATAATAGTTCAATTACCTGAATTTTGGACCTTCTACCCAAGAGACTAAACTGCGGCGAACACCACTAGTTACCGGAGTTACTCTGTGTCTTAGGAATGATGGGAATACAATAACCGTACCTCTTTGTTTAATTTCAGCAGGGTCTGGCTGAGGTATATCTGAGTCGAACTGGAAGTCTCCACCTTCATACTCAGAAGGATCTGTAAGCTGTATGATTAAGCTGAGTTTACGATCATGCATAGTCTTGTTAGCCCAGAATACATCTTGGTGCCAATCATACTTACCACCCTCGGAAGCCTTATATGTGGTATACTGGATATCATTGAGGTAATTTATATCAAACCCGAATGCAT